AGACGCAAAACTAATTTTAATCCTGGCAGCGGCTTTCGTGGCGCTAACTCTGATCGTGAGGATCTTATGAACGAATGGGATATCAAACTTTTAATCTCCATCGGCATAATGATAGCCGGTGGCGGGGTAGCCTGGGGATTGTTGAAAGGCAAGGTGACTGATTTGGGGGAGAAATTCAGTAAGTGCAGGCCGGAAGACCTGTTAACTAATGAGCGGCACCGTGAGATTTGCGACTCCCGGCAAGCGCCGGTGATGCTGCAACTAAACAACATCGAAGGGCTGTTGAAAGAAATGAAGCAAGAGCGTCGGAAGTTCGATGAGCGGTTGGGCGCATTGTCCTCAAAGTTGGATGTTTTAGACGATAGATGGGGGCGTGCAAATGGATAAAAACATTCTGATTGTCGATGACGAGCAAGGAAGCCTCGAGGTTATGTGCCGCGTTGTTGAACATGCTGGCTATACGATCCATTGTGCTAGCACTGCGTCAGAAGCCTTTGAGTTATTTGATGCGATAGACCCGTTCCTTGTGATTGCCGATTTGAGACTCAAAGATAGCCATGTGGACGGGGCAACGGTAGCCGACCGGCTCCATAGAAAGAGTCCTCTCTGCATTTTTATTTGTGTCTCAGGATACATTGATCCAGATGCGTTTGAGTTGGGTTATCTTTTGGGAGCGGTATTTACTGACGTTTTGACCAAACCCTTTAGCCCTGAAGATTTGATCCGAATTGTAGATTATGCATGGGAGAAACGCCAACGATGGGAAACGATCCTGACCGCATGATGATAATGATTGACGCTTTGATAGAGCGCAATAATATGTTGGAAGACCGGGTGCAGAGGTTGGAATGGGATCTCAAGTTTATCCGTGCTTGGATCAACGAGAACAACAGAACGGCTTCGTCAGACGCACCACAATCAACGAAAACGGGGTAAGGCATAGGTTGATATGGCTATCCACAAGGACCAACGATACAGGCGGCACCAGGACTGGAAAGCAAAGCAAAAGGCGGAGCGGATACTCCAACAGTGGGGGCATGAGGAAATAGATACACGGTTAATAGGCATCGAAGCCGGTGTGCACTGTAAACGATGCAGTTGTTATATGTGCGGTAATCCAAGGAAGTGGTTTGGGGAACGGAGTATACAGGAAAAGAGATGGATGCACTCAGAGAACGCATAAAACGGCATGAAGGTTTGAGGCTTTACCCGTACAAAGACTCAACCGGGAATTGGACAATCGGGTACGGTCACAAGATGGATACCGTCAGCCAGCATATCCACCAGCATGGACTCAGTGAGGAAGAGGTTAATCACTTGTTTGACCTGGATTTCAAGATAGCTGAAAGAGTCTTATCGCTCTTGCCTGATCGGGTTCGACGGAACTGCAACGAGATCCGGCGTGGAGTCTTAATTGAGATGATTTTCCAGATGGGGATTTACGGTGTGATGAAATTCAAGAAGATGCTGGCGGCTCTTGAAGTTCCTGACTTTGAAGTGGCGGCAGATGAAATGCTTCTCAGTCGGTGGTATCAACAAACACCGTCCCGATGCCGTGAACTTTCTGACATTATGAGGGCAGGATGAAAATAGTAACGACCATAAGCGCAACAGCAGGTGTATTCGCAATCCTGGGCGGGTTATGGGCTTTTGATTGCACTTACACAAGGGCCGAAAAGACGCGCCAGATTGAACAACGTCTTGACCGGAAAATCCTCATGGATGATGCCCGCGACATTAGGCGTAGGCAGTGGGACTTAGAAAAATATATGGGACCAGAAAAAGCCAAGCAAACACGCGAGTATAAAGAGCTTGAAAATGAGCGTGAAGAGATCCTGAGGCGGTTACGGTGAAACCTTCCGACGATTGGGAAAAATGGGAGCCTAATGGAGCACAACCAGAAAGACGAAATCCATGGGAGGATTTTCCAGAACCGGATAAAGCATATCAAGATTGGGAAAAGGGCAGAGGCCACCGGCGATATGAGTTTCTGGTGCCGGTATCGGGCCTCATTGCAAAGATTAAAGGATTATTTAGAGGAGAGAAAACATGATCTGGCTAACGGTAGCAATGACAGTCCTGGGAGCATTACCGACAATCCTGAAGATTGTGGAGAAATTATTCGATGGTATTCACGACTCAAGCGACGACAAGAAAGCGATGGCAAAGGAAATGGTTAAGACAGTAATCAAGGGGGCAACTGAAGTAACGGGACCGGAACTAGATAAGATTTTGCTCAAAGCGAATGAGTTGGTTGACCCATTTATTGACCTGCTTTGTGCTATCATGTTCCCTAAGGAGAAATAAAATGCCAAATCTTGACGCTTGGATCATCGATTTCATCAATGGGAATTGGCTTGCGCTGACGTTTTTTCTGGGCTTACTCAAGGTGGTGGCAAAGATGACGCCTTGGGTTGGTGACGATGCCATACACACCTGGCTTTCTGGAGTCTTTGGAATGGTGAAGAAACCGGAATTGCAGAAGCGTAGACCGGCTGGCGTTCCACCACTTGCAGAACGCGGTGACACTGATATTCACGGATAAAGGTCATTAAAGAAATCCTTGTCCCGGTCCCATCCATGCTCCAAAGAGCTATTACCAGCACGCCCGGAGTCGTATCCGAGAGAGTAGGCACGTTTGAGCAATATTTTGTCAACCGTTTGCCTGGTGGTCCAAGCGGTGATGGCCTCTTCTTCAGTACTGGCCCATGAGTGACTTCCGGCGCAACCATTATTACCGCATATGATCCGATATGGGAATTGGTCTTTCCATTCTGGATCTGTTTCTTCGATGAACGCGCTAAAGCCGCAAAACGGGCATGGTTTAAGCTCTGTCATTTTCAATCTCCTTGTGATGGCATCCACGCTAATACTTTTTTTATAGCGTCCTCAGTAGCCTTTTCCAGTCCATGCTCCGCAACATAATGCCCACCGTCTCGGTGGATGATCGCCAGAAGGTTTCCCAGTTGCCCTAGGTGTTTATCGTCTGTGCGGGTGTTCCAGGCAGTGATGGCGGCTTGCTCAGAACTCTCTCTTACTGATGCTGGACAATCCCGACAGCACACATAATTGAACGGGAATCCGTAATCCCCAGTTTCATAGTATTCAACATCATGACTGCCGCAAAATGGGCATGGCTTAAGCTCGGTCATTTCCTACCTCCAATCTTCCCGTAATCCGTCCACGGCGGGTTGTCACAGACTACCGTCCCAGACGCTTCTATACGGACAATCAACGCATGAATCAATCTTGATTATTTTCATGGCTTTCCTCCACGCCGCAGCCAGTTATTTATACTTTATTATCAGGAACTCTCTTTGGCGGTCGATTATGTCTCACTTGGCTCCCCAGTAAATGGATAGCGTCTTCCAAATATTCTATCCTAGCAATCGCCTCAGCAAATTGAATGCAAGCAGCTTCCGTGTTCATGCAAAGTGGTAAGCCGCCAGTCGATACATACCAATTGTTTTCAAACTCCCATGCCTTGTATTCCATTTTGATCCTCCACGCCGCTGCCAGTTATGCCCGCGTTTAATTCACCGGATGCGCGTCCCCCGGTTGCATCATTGGAGCTGTGAACCTGTTGTCATGGTCAGGATACATCGGGCATCACCTCCCCCCAAAAATTAAATGCCGCCGCACCACGCCTGCCAGAACGCGCTACCCGGTGGCTAACCCGGTAATCTCTGGTTGCTGTTTTCCCCTGGTGCGTGGGGAGGGAGCCACCCGGCTTTGTCTGACGCGGCATTTTGGCTACTGTTCGAGTTACAAGTTCAAAATCCTTTATCCCTACCTTTCCACATCCTGGACATTGGAAATTATACCTTGCCAGAATCTTTTGGGTCGCAGTGATAACATAACCACACTTAGGACATACCTGATCTGATTCAATCTTTGTTATCATTTGCTCAACAACACCACACCAATAATAAACAACAATCCGGCTAAGAGAATTAGTCCGTGTACTCTACCACTCTTAGCTTCTATCCTCTTATTCAAATGCCACGAATCGTCTCTATTTGCCTGGACTAACGCATTCTTTAACCACATTTTGTAAGTGTCCACACTCTTCTCTCCTTTCTAATAACCCACATCCACTAGCTTATACATAATCTTCACACCTTTCTTGGCTTTCATGGTGTAGTTGTCCAACATTCCTGCGTCTATAAGGTTGGTGATTATTCTGTCCAGGATTTGGCCGTCAAACCTGTTCCAGTTTTTCTTCAGTAAGTCTGCTCTAGACATCTCCTGTCCTGGTGCTTTGGCGAGTTGACTCACGATCATGTCTTTGTATTTTAGTGCTGGGTCGTCGACTATACCAGAGAAGGTCTCCTTCATCTTGTTCTCAATGTCACTCAAGATTGTCCAAGTCATTTTTAGTACATCCTCGTCTATGAGCATGGAGTCGTCTTGGGACAGGGACAAGAGCATAGCAACTTTGAATATCAGGTCACGCTTTCTGGCATAATACCCTCTCAGGCGTTCGTCTGTGCATTCTTGCTCTCTTGTGGAGTACCACACAAGATAGTCCGCCTTGGCTTGGTCGGTGAGCATAAAGTCACCTTTGAGAGTGGCTATGTGGTTTAAGTCATCTATCAATGGTTGCCTGAGTGCTTGCACCTCTGGGGTTATGTAGTCCTCTGGAAATGCAAACGACCTCTCAGGAATGTCTTCAAAGACATACACAAATCTGCCTGTGAACCCTCCCGCGATCTCATCGGTGGTGGTGCCTAGGGTTAGCCACTCAGGAGTTGAGCACGCCAAGAGGTTGAGACAGATGTCCTTGAAAATCGCGGCACCTTTGTTGCCTTTGGTCCTGAAAGAGCTGGAGTCGGGGCAGCCGTAGAATGAGGTGAGCATGGCGACCAGCTCGGCTTTGTTGAGGTCGCCTAAGAAGGTCTTCATTTCAGGAGCGTACATGGTGACACAACACTCGCCTTTGTTTGTGGTTAGTTCTTGGAAGTAATCTAGGATGTACCAAGAGGTGACTTTTTCCTCAATCAACTCTATTGATGGTACCTCTTTGAGAAATTTTATTGAGATGTCCGCCGCGCTGGTTTTGGTGAATCCACTCGGGGCCACGAGAGCCACGTAGAGATTAGGGTATATATTGAAATACCCCCTTGGGAGTTTTATATTTCTCTTGACTACACTAGCTAGAGTCGACAATCCTGTCCAGAGGTGGAACTTCCTCGGAGCCTCTTGGAAGGCTGTGTATTCTAAATAGGTGTCAAGCCAATTTGAGGTACATTTTCTGGACATTAGTTTGCCTTTATTTAGATGAGGCGAGGGCTGAGTTTATCTTGTTCAACGCACGAGCTAGTTCTATGGTAGATGCCCAGTAGGTCACCCATCCGGTGCCTTCGCAGGTGTGACAGTAGGAGAAATCATAGAGTCTTCTGTCAGACTCTTCTCCTGGGATCTTGCCTTGGTGACAATCTGGACATTTGTATTTGGTCTGGATCAAGGTGTCGTCTGGAAGCGCGGTCATTTTTGTTCCTCCTCTACTAGAGATTTCGCCAGGATTTTACATGCTTTCATGTAAGGAGTGTCGGGTGGTTGTGTGTAATCTTTCTTTTGTGGTTTTACATACTCATACCCATGCTTGAACCCGTGGTAGTGGGCGTGCTTGTAGATATACTTAGTATATTCTCCTATCCATTCCGCGTGCTCTTTGGCTTGTTTTTTCGCTTCAAAGATGGTCTTTAAATCCATTATTCTTTGTCCTCCAGTTGAGTATGTGGAATAAGAATTACACCACAGTAGGGACACCACATGCGGGATTTTTTATTAACCTCGTGGGTTCCCATTAAGCTAAAAGACTTCTTACACACAATACAAGTAAACTCAGGGTTTCTCTCTGTCGACATACCCAACCTCCTTAAATGATTCATTTAATGAATTGTTTAAACTCCTCTGGGCTTATACCGGATTTCTCCAGACTCGCTATAATTTCCTCAACTGATGGTTTTTTCTTGCTCTGTTCTTGTTCCTTTGGGAGTGGATAGGTATAATAATCCTCCAGGAGATCAGGGTTAGACTCAAGCTCAAGTCTACGGCGTTTCTTATATACGCTTCTTTCCACATTGTAGAGTCTGACAAGCTCATTGTTGAGTTCGTCCCTAAGCTCTTCAAGCGTTTCCATGTCAAGAGCATCAACTTGCTCAGGAGTAAGATGTAGTTTACTCATACCATCAATGCCTCCAGGGAGTGGTAACCTTCTGAGTTTTGGTCTCGTATGTCCAGGCTTCTTGAGACTTCTTCGTGGCAGTCAGGGCAGAAGAAGTAGTTTGGCCAAGGATCACACTGGCATTTCCTGCACTTGCGTCCTGATCTACTTAGTCTCCTTTGTATTCTGTTCCTGTGTGGTGCTCTTCTGTCGGCTTTTTGTTCTGTACTCATAACAATCCTCCTTTGGCAGATGTTTGGGTTGATTTTGTTGGGTATGTGTCACAAAACGCATCCGAGAGGGTGCGGTGGCATACTGGACAGTAGAAGTAATTAGGATAACAGTAGCGACCACATACCTGGCATTTGCGATTGTGCCCACGTTTTCGTGGTTTGTTTTTCTTAAATCCTTTGGGGACAGATACCATTTTTATTTTCCTAACCAGTTAGTCTTCGGAGGGTCAATCTCGATAGGGATGTTGAGAGTGTCTCCATTGATCTCGATTTGGCGTAAGACTTCTAGGTGAGACTTGACATAGGTTGTCCACCACTCATACAAGTCCGGAGGAAGTGATTGCAAGACAGAGTCATGGGTTTGAGTTATGATATGGATTGAGTCTGGCTTGAGCAAGTAGAGAGACAAAATACCGAAATTCATCATGTCGACTATGGTGGATTGAGGCTTTTGTGCGTAGCCTGAGCCAATCGCGGTTTGGTCTATTCTGCCAGTGAAGATACGAGTGCGGCCAAATGGGTTGGTGAGCTTACGGGTGGTCTCGATCTCGGTTTGGATATCGCGGTGGTATTTGGGCAGCTCAGGGACTACGGTGAAGTACTTGTCCTGAATCGCGCGGGCTTCTGAGACTGGCTTGCCAATGATACGAGAGAAGAGGTTGACTCCCATCTTATAGTTCGATCCGTGGACTGTTTTCTTAGCGACTAGATATTCATCTGCATTTAGTTCCTGCCAAGGTTTGTCATAAATCCATTCGCCAACTTTGTAGTGGATTTTCAATGGACCATTAAGAACGTCTTTCATTATTTGAGAGTCCATAAAGTAAGCCATCGCACGTGCCTCAGCTGCACTCAAATCCGCGTCCATAAACACATGGCCTGGTTCAGGGATGAAGATTTGTTTGAGATGCTTGGGGACATTCTGCAGATTAGTGCCCATGTTGAATGAGTCTGAAGACGAGGTCAGGCGGCCAGTGACAGTGTATCCATAAGAACATTTCATGTGGGAGTCTGGACTTATGATAGCGCTTAAATATGTGCCTAGGTCTTTGGCTTTCAATACTCTTGCACATAAAATCTGCTTTAAGATAAACCTATGTTGAGGGTATTTGGCTATTAGACTCTCGATGGTTTCTTCCTTGACTGTGAAATTACCTTTAGGAGTGCGGGGTATTCTCATACCAAGGGATGAGAGGTATTCTCCTACTTGCTTAGACGAGTTTGGGTTAATCTCACTCCCTGCGTGTTTGTTGATTATGTCCAAGGCAATGGGTAGTTCTTCCTCTTCTATATAAGACTTCCATTCTTGGTGGAGTTGAGTGTCTACACGTATTCCCCTGTGTTCCATCTCAAAGATCACACGCCTGAATGGGTTTATATAACCGCAGTAGAAGTCATACAGATTATTCTCCTTGAGGTCTTTTATAAGACCCAAAGCCGCGCGGTGGGTGCCTATCACGTCCTTGCAGTTGTAAGACCATAGGGTGTGGTCCTTGGGTAGATCAGAAGACTTCCAATCTTTAACCTCATCTTTATGGTAGTTCATCTTGGTATACACCGAGATGATAAAACCTAAGTCATGACGCATATCAGGATGAATAAGCTGATGAGCGTAACGAGTATCAAAGGTTGGTTCTCTAGGAAACCCAAGGAGAGGAAGGAGATAATGAAGATCGTAGTGTATATTTTGGCCAATTTTTTGCACCCCAGGGAGTCGAAATACCTCCTGCATTTTATTGATTAACATGATTTGTTCGGCTTCTGACCAGCGGAGCTTGAGTCCGTTGTAGCGGAATGGTATGCAGATTGATGAGTTGGGATTTTTGGTGAAGCCGATACAGGTTATGCGTTGGTTGGCTACTGTCTCGATGTCCAGACAGGTTTGAGTGGATGAGTCTATGATCTCCTGCAAATAGCTCAGGCACTGAGTAAGAGAAGGGTCTATTATTTCTTCCCATTGGACTTCTGGCTGATAAAACCCAAATCCTATTTCTGCAAAGGTCTTGATGTCGTTGCGGACATAGGGGTAGAGGTCCATCTGGCCGCGCTGGAGGTAGGATGGGTGGAGTGTGGGCACGACCTTTATGCCGGGGACAAGAGTGCACTCCAGCACTGAACCTCGCTGCTTTAAGATACCAGACTCTTCGCATAAAGCACTCAAGGCGGTGGCACCAAGAGCCAAGATCACGGTGGGTTTGACCAACTGGATCTCTTCTCTCAGAAGAGGGATGAAGTCCTGGATTTCCAACTCATACTCTTTAAGCCTGTCTAGTTTATTATTCGGCGGCCGGATTTTGACCACATTGGTGATGTGGAGAGTAGGGCGTAGGAGACCCACGTCTGATAAGAGCTTGTCCAAAAGCCCTCCGGCTTTGCCACAAAAATACTTAGAATTTATTTCCTCATCTGCACCCAGAGCCTCTCCCACCACCATCATCTTGCACTCTTTGAGATTCTCAGGCATGACTAGGTTGTGTCCCTGGGTCTTGGCTAGGAGATCCTGGTAGGAGTCGAGAGGGTAAGATTGAGTACCAACTTCTATGACTGGCATAAAATAGTGCCTCCGTTTGTTTTAGTTAGGTCTCTGGCTGATTGTTCGTGGAATAGTTCTAATGCAGTGGTCATGGAGCTGGTGGGGAGACCTGACAGAATCCACATACCACTATCTGGGTCTTTGATTTCAACTTGGAAATCACCTAAACTATTGAGTACTAACCGTGTGGTGTATTCTTTGTTGACGATACGCATTAGTCAGAAGTCCTTTCTAAATGGATGGTGAGATTAGAATCAGCGATGGTGTAGTTCTTGTCGTCAAGCTCAATACCAATGGCGCGGCGGTTTATGGTCTCGGCCGCGATGAGTAGATTGCCAGACCCAACAAAAGGATCAAACACAGTCTCTTGTTCGGTGGTGGTGAGAGACACCAGCTCGGCTAGGAGTTCGATAGGTTTTTGTGCGGGGTGGAATTTGTGTCCTTTGTTGGTGTACTCCAAGACTGCATAAGATGGCCGGGTCATTGGCCTAGGCGCGGCGCGGGAGAAGAACACAATAGGTTCGTAGTCATTGGAGGGTTTTGAGTATGGGTGGGAATTATGCGCGGTTTTGGGTTTGTACCAGATGAATATATTGTCGAACATGTTGAACCCTGCGGTGGATATTATAGAGTGTATCTTACCTGTGATAAGGTGCTTGGTTGCGCAGAACATAAGACACAACGCCCCAGGGATTATCTTAGGGTAGACTTCCTTGAGCATCTTGGCAGTGAGGTCTAGACCGGTTTCTGGGTCTGAGCCAAACTTAGCGTCGAATTCCACCTGCCACGGCGGGTCGGTGATGAGGGAGTGGATTGAGGAGTCAGACAGAGAGGGGATGAAGTCTAGACAATCTGCTTGATAGAGCTGTATTTGCTCATTCCCAGACTGCGGCCATTGAGATGGTGGGGTGGATTCTTGTTGGGCTTTTTCTTCGGGGGTTTGCGAGTCAGACTTCTTCTTCTTAGTCAGCGCGGCTATGAGAGTGCGGGATTTCAGTTCTAAGTCACGCTTAAACGCATTCTTGGCCGCGACTTTGGACTTCAAGAGACCCAAGGCAGGATTCTTCTCCAAGGCGTCTGCAAGCTGGAGGTCTTCACTCACCGATCCTGCACTTATTCCCAGGCGTTCGGCGGTGTCTTTAACCTTCCATCCTGTGCCATCGCCGCCGCGTCCGGACTTAGGAGCGCCGTATTTCTCCACATACATCTGGTGCAACTTCTTCTTAGCTGCTAGTTCTTCTGGATATGAGAGTGCGGTGCGGTGCAAGTTCTCGTCCAGCTCAGCCACTTTTTGTTTCCAAGGATCGAGAGACTCGAAATAGTCTATTCTCACCTCTGTCCAGCCTAAGAGCTGACAGGCGCGGATTCTCCGTTCTCCTGCGACCAGATAAGACTCTTTGTCTATAATCACAGGCTCGATCAGGCCAGTGGTGCGGATACTCTCTGCTAATTCTTCCAGTTGCTTGGGGTCAAAATGCTGGCGTATTCTATCCGGCTTGATCTTGATTTGTTTTATCTCTATTAAAGGCATTGGTTAGTTGTCCTTTCTTAGTTCAGGTGGAAAGACAATATAAAAGCTGAAAAATACTCCACCAAGAAATGCAAAAATACCTAAGAGGATGTATAAGAATATGTACATTTTTATCTCCTTAGTCTATTGGTGGCTTGTAGTAAAGATGAACCAGGAGCAAGAAGACTCCTATAAGAGCCAGGATGTTGATGATGAATAAAGTCCATAATTCCATGACTAACCTCCTAGGAGTCCTATTAAAAAGCTCAAGATTATGTCTATGATTTCCATAATTGAACTCCTTTATGATAAGATGTATTCTTGTGTCTTGTTCAGGATTTCTTTATGCAACTCTTCTGGATATTGTCTGATGAGATTCGCACATCTGTAAGCCGCCATGTGGATTTTGGTATCGTCTGTGTGTTCGCCTTTTTTACGAATCCGCACGTCGTTTTTCTTCAAAATCTGTCGGATGGTCTCATGGTTAGTGTGAAACATCGCGGCGACTTCTAGGATTGTATTACGTTGGTATGCTTTTACTATGTCCTTATATGCTTGTGGGGTGTGCAGTCTGGATATTTTTTGTGCCATTTAGTCTCACCTCCTTTCTCATAAACTAGTCTTGTGGGGATGTACAGTCCCCTTATCTAGGGCCATAGGTGTAAAGAGTAACATTGCCGTCAGAGTCAGTCTCAGTAAGCGTGTTGTCTTTGCCAAGTGCATCACCTCCTTTCGCACAAGAGAGAAGAGCCTACTCCCATCTCCTGTCTCGCATCTCGTCATACTTTTGTTCCATATGAGCTGTGTATTCGTCTTCCAATTCCTGGGCGGCTTGTTCATAATCGTCTGGGTTTTCGAGAGACTGTGGGCAGATTTGGTGTGGGCGTTTGCCACACTCTCCTGACGGCCACAACTCGTGAGGACATGATCTTGAGTAGCACATTCTTTGGTCTCCTTTTAGTCTCTTACAACCGGCATGAATTTTTCACATAATGGGTCTTGGTCTGGATTGCAGGTGGCGACATGGACTCGCCGGGCTTCTGGTGAGTCTAGGAATCGACATAAAAAGCGCAAACACGCTTGACGTCTGCCGCAGTCTTCATCATGACACACTGCCATGTCTCTTTTGAGTGGAGTGGTTGTTGATTTGGAGTACATTTTATGTTATTCCTTTCTTGGGAGTGCCTGTGGAAGCACACTCCCTTTGAGCTAATGGGTCAGAAGCTTAGTCTACAGCTCCACACCAAGCGCCGCGGCGATCTGAGCCACGGTGTCGGGATCAGCACTCTTGAGTGCCGCCGTGATGGCCTTGGGCAGTCCGCCGCCACCAGTGAGTTTATTCCTCTCACCGTCGCGGGCTTTGATCTTACGCTGTGCAAGATACAGCTGGAAGACTTTCTCCTCACCGTCCATCTTGATACCTTCTTTGAGGGTCTCGGGAGCTTCGTACTGCATTTCGCCTACGGTCTGACCTTTGGATTTGATTTCGATTGTTTCGATTTTAGCCATGATGTTGTTCTCCTTGGAAAAAGTGAAATTAGTTATCAAGTCGACCTCTGTGGACGCACCAGAATTTCTTGCTAAAGTGTTTATACCCAAGAGTCTGTTCTGCCTAGTACACAAACCTCTTGATGTCGTTGACCTTCTGGTCGGAATCCGGATCATCGACGTATTTGCCGGACTCGGGGTCTTTCACCTGTTTGGGCTTTTGGGTGACTTCCATAGTACCCTCCGCGCCGAGGTAGTCTTCGGTGACCAACTGCTGGCCAGTCCAGGGGATGCCGACAGCCTTGGTGGCTGCAACAAGCATACCCACTCCACCGGTCTCGATCTTGCCATCAACCAGCCAGGGCAGGACTGTGTAGTAAGAGAGCTTGTACTCTTTACCCTCATGCACGATTGCGTAGGTCCACTTCAACATCGGGCGGCCTTTTTGACTGGTGGCTTCTTCCACCGACTGCACCGTGAATGAGTAAGTCCCAGGAGGCAGGGGCTGGAAAACATCTTCGTCTTGAACGTCTGAAAAGTCTACATTAAGTTCAATTACTGGCATGATGATTACTCCTTTGAATAAAGATTTTTTGGTTCTTGGTTCTTGGTGTGTAGGGTGTAGTGCTTGGTGTGGTTTATTTCTCACTCATCTTCTTAACCTCCTGTGCTGAGGGTTGGCTTTGGAGTTTATCCCAGGCCGGTTGGATTGTGGTGTAGGAAGACTCAATGGGAGAGTCCAGATCCAGCCGGGATTTTGCAGTCACGAGTCCGGTGGCCTTGATGGTCATTTGGTATTTAGTCTGCGTACCCACCTGCTTGGGTTCCATGTGGTAGACTTCGTCGAAATAGCCAGACAACTCGTAGGCCAGCTTGCCGTTGACCATAGGCAAGCACCAGGTTCTGCCGGACAGCTCGTCTTTTATATACTGCTCATGAGCCAGACAGATGAAGTTGATGTCCAGTGCAATGCCAGTCTCCAGGATACCTATCAACTCCCGGCGGAAGGTTCCCCAGTCCGGCTGTGAAGGTTGCTGGCCTACATGTCCGGCGGAGAACAGCACGTGTTTCATGCAGAACGCACTGGCAGAGGTTAGGGTGTCTAGCACCAAGGTCTTGGGCTGGAACTCTCCATACTTGCCGGTGGACTTCAACTGATCAAACACCGCCTTGATGGTGAGAAAACCCATTGGGGTTTTGACGTTTTTGTTCTGGTTGTCTAGGATGTCCTTCACTGGCACAAAGAATATCTTGTCTTTGTCGACCAGTAGGGTGGAGGATTTTACTGTGAGCATACCCTTGTCGGCGTCGATGAAGAGTATTGGCTTGGGGAATGTCGCCGCCATGTGGGTCTTTCCAGTGCCTGATCTCCCGTATGCCAAGACGTTCATACTCGACGGACAGAAGGACGATATTGGTGTCGCATCAGGGAGGGTTATTTGCATTAGGAAGTCCTCCAGTCCTCAACTGCGGTGATGCACTGTTGCAGGATTTGTTGGGTGTTGTTGAACAAATTCTCCAAATCTCTAAACTCAGAAAAGGACTGAATGGTGTGGTATTCTCCCCAAATCTGCTGCAACTTCCTAGCGCGGCCTTGGATGTTTTGCATATAGGTGTCTATGATACCAATCAGGTCTTTGGTTTTCACACTAACTCTTTCTGCCATTTTTAGTCTCCTTTTTTTAGAGTTGTATGGTATTAGAACCACTAGTCGATGCCTCAATTTGCAGAAGCTCAGTCATGACCTCACTCAGTAAAAACGGTTCATTTATTGAATTGAATCTTCCTGAGGTGATTTCACTGATCTCTTGCAACAGTCTGGTATTACACCCATCACCGATCCCGATGGTGTCGATGGGAGTGCTGGAGTGGGCGCGCACATTTTGCAGGATTTCAGTCTCTGATTGGTCTGGCATCCCGTCGGTGAGCAGAATAATATGGTCTGCTTTGTCATCCCAGGCGGCTTGCAAGGCGTCGAGCATGTTGGTACTATTTCTTGCACTTAATTGGTCAATATCCCGCTCGGTGAAGTCGTATATTTCAGACTCAAAAGCCACCCCATGCACGCCTGGCCGCCAGACTTTATGTAGAGCCTCCTTGAGCGCGGCCATTCTGTCGCCGGACATGGACCCGCTGATGTCTGCCAGGATGTAAGACTGGGTGGAACCAGACTTCTGTGGCATCATGGTCTGCCTCAAGGTCAACTTCTTGGCACCTTTCAACGTCTGCTTGTGGACCAACTTCGTGGGGTCTTTGGTAGATAAGTCATAGGACATAATCTAATCCTCCTTATCTGAGGAGTCAGTAAACTCCCCAAGAATTTTTTTATGTGCAAGATTGATTTCTTGCATTTTGACCACATCACCGCCAAGATCTGGGTGGTGTTTTTTGCACAAGACTTTGTACACTGCCTGCACAAGCTCAAGTGGTGCCCCCGGGATGAGGTAGAGCTTAGTCCAGGCGTCATTGGACACCTCTTGCTCAGGAAAGTCCAGTAGGATGGTCTCGTCGTAGTGCTTGTCCAACAGATGGGTCAGCTTGTCAAACTGATCCTTGACAATATACCAAGCCTTGTCGTTATTATCCCACGACCTCTTCTTGGCCGGGATACTTTTCTTCATCTCGTCCTGGAATGGTTTGTTCCATGGAGCTTCCAGTTGGACGAACAATCCACTTGGCAGGTAACGCACAGAGGCTACTCCAGTGGTGCGGACAGACGATCGTCTGCGTGGAGTAGACCCAGATTGTGCAGTCTGGCTGCTAAAGCTTCTTCTTTGTATCATGGTCTTAGGTCTCCTTTACTTAGATGAAAAAATCAATTTGTGGGAGTTCTTATCCCGGACTCGAATCTGCCGCGGCGGGGAGGTCATTAGGAGAAGTCTCCAAGACTTAATATTCTTCCTAATAAACTGCACCGGCAGGATTTCGCCTGAGTCTGTCTTGATTGCTACTGGCTTTTTTGTTTTGGTCATATCATTCCTCTTCTTTCTTGTAAAAAGAGTCGAGTTTGTTCTCCCTGTGGACTTTGGTAAGCGAGTGCAACATCTGGTTGATGTGCATTACCCCACTCACAACCTCTCCTGACTTGCTCACGATGGTGACAATGACCTTTTCTCTGTGGTGCAGAAGTGGAGTGATGTAGCCGATTTTGTCTTGTGTCTCTAATACTGTAGTACTTACTCTCATCTTTTTGTGTCTCCTTTCTTGATCTTGGCTAGGGTTTGTTGTGTTGAGTCGAATCCTTGATCCTGCAAAGCAAGGTCTATTTCCCGCATAAAACTCAAGGGAACACCTAATACAGTAGTCTTATACTGCCAAAAGGTGGAGTATATCATATCTTGGTAGGTGAAGTTATACTTCTTACCATACTCATCTACGAACCAATCCAGCCAGCCTTGAGGTAAAGCGTAGTCAATTCCTGTATCCTTAATCTCGGCAAGCGCCAATAGGTCACTTTTGGCTAAATTCTCAGACACCAAGACATCCTTAGGCAGTGAGTCTGTTATCAAACTTATCATCTTATGTTTCCTCCGTGTGGAAAGGGTCCCAGAAGTGGACTTGGTAAATCCTGTCTTGTAGTTCTTCCTGCACTTTGGCCTCGTTGCAAGTGCACAAAGGCATATAATCGCAGTCGCGGAAAAACGGCTTGCAGTCCCAGGATTGCGGCCATTGATTAGTCTGGCGGCATGACTCAATATACTGGATGTTTTGCACGACTGAGTTTTTCCACATCTGCATGGCGTAGGGAGAGTAGTCAATAGGTATCCTGGTCAACATCTCGGCCGGGTCCTTGGTCTTGCTCACTCCCACGATATCGACTTCGCCTGTGACCTTCTCTCCTGAGAACTTCTCAATAAGGAATTTATACCCGCACATCTGTGGGTTTGGGTGTACGAGAAAGTTGGTGTATTTGGTGAACTTATAATCACAAAAGGTGATTCCGTTCTTGCTCTCCACAAGCTTGTCTATCTTACCCACCAAATAGGTGTCTTCCTTGATCTCCTCTGCATAGGCGTTTTCCAGACTCACGATCTTCCTATCATCCCCACGGTATTTGTCAAAATAAGTCTGCAAGAGAGCACACCCGTAGATGGTGGAGTAGGTGGTCTTGAGTTCCTTGCCTGTCTTGCCCAACTGTGCGACTTCCTCATGTTCCTTAAATGCGTTGACAAAAACCATCATCGCCTTTTGGTCGTCTTTGTATGAATCAAGAGAGAACCAAGACTCGAGTGCAAGATGTCCTGAAATGCCAAAATGCAGACCAGGGTTCTTGCGTGGGGTCTTAAGCTCCAGGCCAAGTTCATGACGGTAGTAGAATCCACGTGGACACCACAGGAAAGTCTTGATCCCTGAGGTGTCGTAGATTGGTATGCCAGAATTACGCAAATTCTGGATTGTGGTTTGACTATTCATAATCCACCAGCCTTTCTAGTTCTTCCACTTCCTCACCCATCTTGTGCATACCTTGAATTATGCGCAGTGCTAAGGTCATATACATATTTAACTGCTTTTTTGTGGGTTTTATACCATCCCCACAATCCTGTATCCTTTGCAATGTATCACATCCTGAACAAGACCCATAGAATATCTTGACATACCAGTAATTTTCTGGTTGGTATTCTTTGGCTCCTATGATGTAGACCAAAGTGCCTTGATAATCACCATCGTCGATCTCATGGATTCTCTCAGGATCAGGTATATCCCAATCCCACTCAGACACATCCTTTAGTATTTCCACTACCCTGGTGACTAATTCTTTATAGTTTTCAGGATGCTTAGCACCTAAACGATCTTGGAGAGTGTGTTTGTGCTTTTCAAACTCTTCCACGAATTCTTGTATCATTTTTTAGTCTCCTTTCTTTTTACCAAACAACTTCTTCATGGCTTCTTTTTGTGCAGGGTTTAGGAGTGCCAGCGCGGCGACGAGCGCGGGACCTGTGAGAATAGGTACCTTTTTGGTCTTGGTGCTGGACCTCCGCGCTTTGCTGAGTGCCGGAGAGTCAAAATCCGGAAATGACCTCTCGTGAGTGAGTGCTTGTGAGAACTCCTGTGCACTCGGCACATACATCTGCACAATATCTTGTGGAGTCTTTCTGGTGGGCACACAATTATACAAAGGCACCTTGACCAATGGTGCATCCGGCGGCCAGTCCAGCAGCCTGACCTCAGCATAGTCTTCCTGCACATTCGTCTTGTGCACCACCGCACAATACCCTGGCTTCCAAGACAGCAGGATGGTCAACTCTCCTACCTGGGCGGGCCACTCATGAGGTGAGATTTCCTCCAGACTCAAACCTTTATGGGATTGGTGTGTCTTCTCCTGCATTAGTTACACCCCAAGAACAATATCCCCGAGCACATCAGTCCAGCCACCGCGGCAAACCCCAAACACCTCAACGTCTCCACCACATACATCTTCCACAACCTCTTTTCTGTAATCCTTCTGTTCTTCTTCATCTCATGTCTCCTTTCTCTCTGACCACTTGGCTGGTGGTCTTTAATTTGTGGGAGTAGAAAAGCACCAAGCTGAAATGAGAATTTAATCTAGTTGACAAAAGAGCAACCTGGTACTTTTCTATCCCTCTACTGGTTTAGGCTCTTAGAAGTGGTACTCAGTCATTGGCATTGCTTCATACTACATGCCGTCCTGAGTGGAGACCCTTCTAAGAGCCAAGGTAGTTGATCCCAGGGAGCCACCCCTGGTCTGCTCATTGACTACCTAATTAGGACTACGGTTTTGGAATGCTGTCGCATTCAGGATTTTTGAGTATAGACTAAGCATTTTCTTCCGTGTCCTTTCTTGCTAGTATGGTGGCAGTCCCGGCGCGGCGGCCAATCTCAAGTGCTTCTTGTCTGTCCCACTTGAATATATCCACACCACGCTTGATCCGTTTGTTCATCCTGTCTTGGAACTCATACACACCCCACTTTCCAAGATCCACCTTGTCGCCAAACTCCAGACCAAACTCCTGCTCGATGTCCCGGCTCAAGGCACAAATCCCCTCTCTCACAGTCTGCCCTGACGCCGTGATGGTGGGAGTGGAGTCTGTCTGCGCCGGGTCGGCATTGTAGGACGTGATCTCCACCGGGATACTGACCACCCTTTGGGCAAGTTTCATTACGTCTTTTTCAAACTCTGATTCTTTTCTTACCACTCCCTTGGTCAACTCCTTTAAGATATGCTCGACTCCTAGAGGTGTAGGAGTGAATAAGGTGATGGTCAACCCACCAATAACCAAGCTGACCCATGCGGCCTTGGTGCCTAGTGTGGCTATATTTCCTTCCAGACGCACACTAGGAGAGTCTGTCTCCAAATGCGCTGAGAAGTTCACATTACGATAATCTTGTGGCATTTTTCTACCTCCACACTCTATAACCATAATACCAATTAATAAGGTTCAAAAATCCCGGCCAGTCGTGTTGGTCTACTGCGTTGCTTCCTCTCCTATGACCATGGTTGATCTCTGTTAACTCGTACAGTCTTAAGAAATACATAATTTGTCTCCTTTTTTCTTATAGATGTTTGTCTTCCCACTAACTCAAATCCATTCCGGCGGCTTTGAGTAGTTCGGCAATTTTGGCAAGTTTCTCCGGACTGGCTGAGTTGAGTGCGCTCGACAGGCTCTTCTTCCTGGGGTCGACTTTCTTACTCTTCTTAGGTTCTCCCACAGACGGGCATCTGGTCGCTTGCACGCTCAATATTCCCTCTCGCCACTCCTTATCCAAGTCGATCTTCTTCTGCGTGAGCGCGGCGACTTGCCGTTTGAGTTGTTCTATCTTGGCACTCACTGAATTTCTCTCGTTCTCCACAGAGGACAGATACTCCAGTTGTTTCTGCCTGTCCATCTGTTCTCTCATTTGAAGTCTGTCCTCTGAGTCCATCTTATTCGGTCTCCTTTCTTAGTTGTATGAGTTGTTCTTTACACTTGGTGAGTGCCATCTGACAGTCATAATGCTGATCTGACATAGAGTCGTAATCTTCTTTCAGACTTCTAAGTTCAGCACACAACTTGTTTATCTCTTTGTCTTTCGACTTCACCAAAGCCACAAACCCTTTGCCTATCTCCGTGGGTGTCATGGCCAGGAGTCTGTCGGCAGCTGAGAGCACCTGGCGACGAGAAGGAATGTCCTTGCTGGCTGTCTTCTCATACAAATACGGCTTTTGCTTCTGGATTATCTTTACCACCTGGTGTTTTTTCAAGAACATGAGGGCTGTGTTAACCGACCTCTTAATCTCCCTTGTGGAGTGTTCATACAACTCGTCCATATCGCACAATATGTCGCCTATATTGAAAGACGTGAATTGCTTCCCGTCCGGCATGGACTCAATAACCTCTCGTGCTAGGTGGTATGCAGTTTTCATCTTAGACCCTCCTGAGTTGAGGAGTCTTGGGTATGACGTGCGGGCAGGTGGGGTATGTTGGCAGGGTGTATCTCTTGCTAGTCCAGGATGCGGGGGAGTAGACAGGCTTTTTGCACAATGGGCATGTAGCAACTTGTTCGTAGTCTGTTGTCTTCATTTCCTGGTCTCCTTTTTGCTTAGGCTTGTTTATCGACTCTTTCAATTCATTTAATGAACCGAAAGAGTCTATTATCATACTCTACATCAACTCCATAACATAATCCGGTTCAAGACCAAACCACTCAGCACAAATATCCTCTGGATACTCTCCTTCAGCCAAGCGGTTGTGCAAGTCTTCCCTTGCCTCCTGAATCAACTCCTGAGCCTCGTCTTTCGTCATCCCGTCCCTTTCCATCAACACTCTTAGTATTCCCATCCTCAAAGTCTCCTTTCTGGTAGTCTCCTACCAACATGATACAATGGCTTTTTCAATTCTTGATATTATGGCATATAGGCATAGCTAATGCAAGGAAAAAATGCCAAAAGGATGAGAAAAAATGCCCTTATATAATAGGGGATGATTTTATGCTTTTGGATGGGCCAAGGGCTTAAGGAGAGCCTTCAGGCTAGCTTTTCTCGCTCTTCCCCTTGCCCTTGCCTATCTTTCTTTCTTCCTGCCCTTGCCTGCCTTTCTCATCCATCCCCAAGCCAAGGTCCCAAAATAGTCTCCTAAATCACCGTCTTTCAATAACCCTCAACTTACCTTCAAACCTTCTCAAGTCTTCCAAAGTCTGTCTAGACTTCCTTACCTCCTTCTTCCCACCTAGTTTAGTCCTCAACGCACTCAGTACCTTCAATCCAAAATCTCCTAAAGGCTGACTTCCCCTCACTCCCTTTCTTCTTCTACTCAACACAAACTCTCTCATTTTCTGAAATCTCTCTACATCATCATGTCCTCCAAACTCTTTGCCAGTTATACACAAACTGCAATTCTTACACACCAAAAAACAATTATCTTCCTGCCATCTCAACTCCTTATCCCACTTCTGCACTTTCCACGTATTCCCTCTTACTCTCTCACCACACAACCTACACAACCCGTCATCTCTTATCAACACCAACCCCTTCACAACCCACAAGTCTCCTAGTCTATTCTTTCTCAATCCTCTACTCAAAAAACTCTCCTTAGGCACCCACTCCAGGTTCTTCTTAAACCCTCCTACTAGATTACTAACCACCTCCTCAGCAGACCTTCTAACTCTTTCCTCCTCTTCATGCTCCTCTCCACCCATACCCAAAATTCCATTACCAACACACACACTCCCTCTTTCTGGTTCAAGTCCTTCTGAGTCTTCTAACCACTTCTTCTCTAAACTTCTCAAGTCTATGCTTGTGTGCTCACTCTCTTCCCCCTCATCTTCTTCCTCAACGTCTTCTCTATTCAGCAACTCCTTAACCAACACACTATCTTTATTCCTCTCCTTTCCTCTTTCCCTCTCTTTAAGTCTATCCTCCAGGCTCATCTTGTCAATATCTATAACCTTTACCACTTCTACCTCTTCCTCTTCCACTTCCCTGTCCATAGTCTCCAACCTCCAGTTCTTTTCCCTTCATCTACATTAAGGGGTATTATATAATGCGCGGGTTCTTAAAGCAAGGAAATAATTGATTATAAGCCTAAATGCCTGATATTATTGGATTAAAAATAATATCAAAATATCCATCCTAAATGCCTGATAATATTGAGTAAATTCTATTAACCAAACAAAAGAGCTAATTAGTACCTATTTTTAGAACATATCTTTTAAGAGCCTAAAATCATTGGATAAAATATATTACCAATATTCTGGCTCTAAATGCCTGATACCATTAGCCAAAACCCTCATACCAATCTCAATTCCTATTATTCTCAATATCTGCTTTATTTGGTTCTCATATTTCCTCAATAATTCCGCCACCTTACCCTATCTTTCCTCAAAGCTTAGTAGAATAAGAACCACTCTATAGGGGGTGTTGTGTATTAAAAAAAAAAAAAAAAAAAAAAAAAAAAAAAAAAAAAAAAAAAAAAAAAAAAAAAAAAAAAAAAACCCCACCACCCCCCCCCCCCCCCCCCTTCTTGCCACTTTCTCCCCCACGTCGGGCTGAAAAAAAAA